ATGCACTAAAATAGCAACTATCAGTATCACCGTATACAATAGCAGCACCGTCATGATTATATTCTCCTGCAATACATTCGTTGATTTGGCTCATCATATGTTTAGTAATCTGACGACCACTTAATGTGACACTTTGACCAATACGCTTATCATAGAAACGACAATGTTCATTAAGTAGTGCGCCATATGCAGAGTTGAGTAGAATCTTTCGGACTAACTGACGTTTATCCCAATACTCTTTGTCATAGTCGGTTGTTGATTCTTTTAGTTTCTTCTGCATATCCTTACGATCACTATACCAGCGTGAGAGCAATCCGGGAATCACGCCTTCTTGTTCGTAAGTAAATATCGTACCATTAGCACTGAGCATCCAAGGCTTATGACTATCAAAAATCATCTTCCAAACTTCGGCAGCACTCATTTCAGTACTACGACCATCTTCAAAGTCAACGGTTAACATAGTACCGCGTTCTTGGTTCATGATAGCAGTATATTCTAATGCACTGAATAAACCTTCCCACAATATAGCTCCAGTAACATCATCGTCACCTTCTTTATATCTTTTCTTTTGGCTAGCTAGAAGCTTGCCTTTTTCTCTCATGTATTGTTCTGTGAGGGTTTGTCTAACTTGACCGACGATGGTTTCTGGCGCCATGTTAAGGGCTCTAATAACCGAGGGATAGAGCGAGTTGATATCAACTGCTCCGACGTATTCGTGCATTCCCCTTTTTGGCGTAGCAACATAGGCACCTGCTGCGGTTTGTTCATCATTGTGATCCTTTCGTGATTTATCGGGAACTACTAAACCTCTTTCATGCGCTTCATTAAAAATTGCTTGCTCAATCATTGCAACTGAACCCATAACTGTTGGAAGCAGTACAGTGTTTTCATGTGCAAGTGCATTAGCTAAATCTAAGAACTTTAGTTTGTTGTGAATCTTAACCAACAACATAGTATCCTGACGATTATACTCTAGAAACTTTTCCCAGTCCTTATTGTATAACTGATCAAGTGTGCCTTCATACTGTGTTTTGTTTTCACCGACTTCCATCTCGCCGATGAAGTCTAGTTTATAAGAGTGGCGACTTTCGTAATTATACTTTTTGTACAATTGCAAATAGTCCATATGAATTCTTCCGATTAAGTCAAACGTTTGTTCTTCTTTACCGAATCGTTCATATGTTCGTGGTTTAGGCAATTGACCCATCAAACAAAACTTGCGTGTGTCATCCTTGCTCATTACTCTAGTAACACGATTTACCATATAAGGTATATCATATCCTTCTGAGTTCCAACCAGTCATTACATCTGCATCTTCAATCAACTGAAAGAATGTTTCAAACATTTCAGTTTCGGATTTGAATAGCAATGTATTTTCAAACTTTTTTGTAATTTCCCATGCAGTTTCATCACTCATATGCCTTGGTGCAATACATAGAGTAATCAATTGATCTAGCCAATCTAAGTACAATGAAATTGCTGTTACTGGATTAAAAGGATCACTTGTTGGACTGAAACCTTTTTCAGGGTCAAAGTCAACCTCAATGTCAAAGAAACATGTATGAAGTTTCGGTGGTTCTACGTTTAAGTAATTGTCACTTAGGCAGCGAAAAACTACATTGATATCACTTTCAAATAGTTTCTTGCCATTTTGTATTCTACGTTCTTTTTCAAATTCACCACGCTTGCGTGAACTGAAACGGCTTACTGGGTCACCATAGATACTACGATATTTACCTTTAGGGTCACTATAATAAAATACATAGCTTGCAGGATACTCACGATAGGCTCGTTTGCCTTCTGGTGTTCTTTCTACAACATAGATTTTATCACTATCACGGTCATGAACCGCGTCTACATAACTCATTTGCACCTCAACTTATCTGCTAACAAACCTGATAGAAATGCAATCAATGCTGCTACCGCAACTATTGATAAAATCATAATACCAAATAATAGTAGATTAACGAATTGTTGAAAGAGAGCTAACAAAATCAAAGTGTTTTGCCTACGGTTGTAAGAATGTTTTCAAGCAATTCTTGTTCTTGTTGAGTTTTTCCGAATTCTGCTTTGTGTGCCACACGGATAGCTTTTTTAAGTACGCTTGGTTTTACTTCTAATTCTTCTGCTACTGCTTTGATAGTGTCGCTTAGTCCACCATTAAGTGTTTCAACTTCGTGCATAACTTGCATGCCTTCGTTGATGAGTTGTGTTAGTTTAAGTTTTTGTTCTGCGGAAAAGGTTCTATTATCCAATTGAGACTCCTATAAAAATGAATGTTAATTATATACTATTGTTTGCAGTGTTTGCAAGTTTTTGTTTATCCAATACCAGTTTCTTAACTAGTTTTGGCAACCCTGGGTTAACATGTAATGCGTGTGGCAACATTTCATGTCTGATATAGTTACGAATGTATTTGGTATCAGTATTAGATTGATCTTCAATCCAACCACATTCATGTCTTTCTGCCCAATCAATCAAATCGTGTTTTGTTGTTGTAAGAAATGGGCGTAATACATTGTTTCGTTGTGCAGGGATAACTTTTGGGTTACCGTGCATACATGACCAAACATATGTTTCAACACAATCATCTAAATGATGTGCGGTAACAACTGGATCTTTGAATGATTCCAAAAACTTATACCGTTCATCTCTCCAAAACTCTTGACTACTTACACCATCAGGATATGGTTTGGTTAAATGACCAACTACAAGTGGTAATTCTCTCGCACCAGCAAAGTTTTGTACAAAAGTATGTGCTAACTCACTTGTTTTTGTACCATGATGAAAGAATGCTAATGTTACATCATGTTTCCTACGCAAGAAATCGGCAATGGCTACACTATCCACACCGCCGCTGAATGCGACAACTAATTTTTTGGGTAAGGGAAAGAGTAATTTGATCATCTATATATTATAGCATAGATGTGTAAAATAAACAACTAGTTTGGATTTAGATAAATCCTGTATCCAGTGCCTCTAAATTCTTTTCTAATTGCCAACGATTTTTAGGAAATTTATTGATGTAAGCATCAAGCATATTTTCCCAGCTATCGCCCATTCTTGTAATAATGGTTGGGCCTGCTACAGGATTATCTCGCTCATCCATTATTTGACCATATTCAAAATCTATATCCAAATCATCGGAATCGGCCACTTCATCCCAATCGTAACCAGCATAGTCACTTGATTGGCGGGCATAATCCATAGCATCATCATCGTTTCTTACTGGCTGATCATCAATAGATATACCAAAATGTAGTTGATATTTTTCTCCTGGATATTTAGGCTTTTTTGGTATTGCAATAAGTAATGGTGCGATGCCATAATAATATTTGAACATATTATTACCTTTAGTAGCAGCAGTACACCAGCGTGTGCCTTGTCCATAGTAACATGAAGCATGTACATCTTCTGGTACAATTACACGCCAATTTTCATCATCATATAATGTAAATGCACGACCTTTATCTTTTAGTTCTGCTTTATCAGGATCTTCGTATTCATCCATTACGCCCATAAAATCTGCAAAGCTACTATAACGATTTACATCATTGCGTGGACTAGGAATTTTCTTACGCATGTTTAACTTATAAAACTTTTCTAAGTAAGGATGAACTTGACTTAGTACATCTTCAAACTTAAATGTAGGATCTTTTGCATATAGTCTTACTAACCATGGTACGAATTGTTTATTGGGTGTAGGATCAGCCTCTTGGAATCTATCAATACCAAATTCAATTATCTCATTTGGATTTATATTTTGTAGTGGATCGTCACCGTATATTCTTTGTACGGTTTTATCATTTAACATTTTCTGATATAGTGGTTGACCTAACTTTTGTATAGTTACATCACGTTTATACTCAATTAAAAATTCACTTGCTCTCATCACGCCACCTGAATTATCGGTAAAATACTATCTTTCTTTTTATGGGGCCAAACTGTTCTGGCTATATAAACTTTTCTATCAGCATCTAACGTATAAAATAAGACATATAACCCATTTTGATTGTCATGAATATAAAAACTTTCACCTGGTGCTAAATGTTTAAGTTTAGCTTTGGCTTTACTTAATTTATTCATTGTGTTTATAATTTCTTGCTGTGGGACATTTCTTTGAACTGCTCTATCTACAAGATGTTGATCTATTTTAATTAAATAATTTCCTGCCTGTACATTACCTGCGTATGTTCTAGGTTTTATATCTTCTTTTAAATTACTTTCTTCAGGCATCCACCAAGGATCTACTATTACAGGAGTACCATCTTTTCTTTGCATAAAGTTGTCTTGATGCAAGTCAGGTGTATAGCCCATGCTCTTTCCCATTCTTATTATTATACTTAAGGTTTGATACAAAAGTTTTGGGTCTTTGATAACTTTTAATTCATTCTGCCACTCTTTCCCTTCATAATTAAACCATAAAGGATAATTAGCATCATCTAAAATTGCGTCTACCATTGAATCAATAGCATCAAAAACATGGTAATTAATATGAAATAATTTTTCTTGTCTGATTTGTACGTAGTTGTGACCTTTATATTGAAAAGGTTCAAAGCCATCAAATTTAACTAAGAATGGATTAGTTGATTGAGCTATGCAATATTTTGCCCAAGAAAAAAACATTTGTTGATCTGGACTAAATGTTAATCCTTTTGCTGTGCTTTTCGTACCAAATATTTTTAATACTTTTCCTGTACCGGGTTCTAAGAATGCATATGCGTCTTGCCCTGAACCCAATAATTTATACCCTTTTCGTTTCATTATTCTAGGTATATCTTCATGCATATCTGAAGGCATCTCATCTAACACTTCTGCCTCATCTATTGCAGGAGCGTAGTTTAATTCATTTAATGACTTTCTAAGAACCATAAGATCACTGCCACTAAAAGCAATTTTTTCTTGTGTTTCTGGACTTAATTTACTAATATCAAATTGTTTGTAACCTACAGTACTTGCAAATCGTTTTATTAAATTCTGATACACTTTACTACGACTACTACCTTTTGCACTGAATACTAGTATTTTAGGTTGATATCCTTGTAGATATTCACGAAATGCTTGTAACACTGTTCCTAATACTCGGTTAGCATCGCCACCACCAGTCATATCATAACTATCATTGCGACTAAATTCAACTTCAACCATATCATCAGAACCTAATATTGGTGTGAATTTAATATCAATGTAACCTTTGTTTCTATCATATGCTCTAGCTGACGCTTCACTAGGATCATGACTTGGATACCAGTTTAATGGAAAACTAGTTTCTGGTTCGTATAGTTCTGTTATTTTTCTAGAAACAATGCCTCTGTGCTTTATTAATTTTTCATTATCCCAACGAACTGGATTGATCATAGGATACAAATATTTTGTACCATCAACGTCAATATCAAATTTACTACCTTGCGGAACTAAATGTTGTTTGCGTAGTTTATTAAACTTTTCTGCGTCTACTATTATAGGTTCACCAATCGTCACTTGTCCAATCGCAACTGCAGGTCCACTGCCAGTTCTAACAATGCCAACTTTTTTTCCAACATATGGTCTAAGACTATCAGTTCTTCGTGATTCATATTTCTTTATCCCGTCAACTATTAGACTAGCGTAATCAATATCACCATCACTTCTTACATTGATGCCGATAGTTGGAGCATCATTAATTCCATCTTCCGCTACATCTTGTTTTAGTCTAGTAAGTTCGTATGTGACTTGATCACCTTGATCTTCGTTGTATTCATCATAGCCCCATGCTCTAGCATACCTGGCAACTAAACTATTATATAACTTTGCTCTACTTTCACTATTTTGTCCAGGTTCAACATCTTTACTTGCTGAGAATATCAAACGCCAAGGTTGTTCTTGTTTAATAAACTGTTGTATAGCGGTTAATACTGTAGCAAATATTCTTTGTGCATCACCCTCACCAGTAACTTCTTGACTGTTGTTTCTATAAAATTCAAC